TGAACGGCCTCATGCGGGCCGACACGAAGACCCGCGACGAGGCGTACAAGATCGCCGCCGAGGCGGGGTGGATGACGATCGACCAGATCCGCGAGCTGGAGGACATGCCGCCGCTCGAAGGGGGGATGGTGCAATGAGCGACCACCTGTTCCTCGAGACGAGGGACGTCACGATCACCGGCCGGAACGTCGTCGGCCGCTGCGTCCCCTACAACGAGACGAGCTATCTGGTGCCGTCGGCGAAGGGGGAGCGGATCCGCCGCCAGGCGTTCGCCGAGTCGATCGCCCAGCGGGGCACGAACGTGTTCCTGAACCTGGAGCACGACGAGGCCCGCACCGTCGCCAAGGCGGTGCGCTGGGACGACACCGACGACGGCCTGGTGGGCGAGTTCCACTTGCGGGCCGGCGAGCTGCAGGACCGCACCTTGGAGGAGCTGGCCGACGGGTGGTGGCCGTACATGTCGGTGGCGTTCCGCCCCCTGCGCGAAACGAGGGGCGGCGACGGGGCCGTCGAGGTCGTCACCGCGAAGCTGGCGCACGTCGCGCTGGTGAAGTGCCCGGCGTACGACGGCGCCGAGGTCCTGGCGGTCCGCAACGCCAGCCCGACGAGTTTGCTCGAGGGGCTCGGCCCCCGACCCGACATCGATCTGACCCCGCTCCCCCGATTCTGGTGACAGCCGCCACGCTCTGCGCGTAGGATCCGACGCGACATAGCTGAGGCCGCCCACCGGCCGGGAGCTTCGCCGCCCCGCCCCCCGGCCCCACACCATCGACGGTGGAGGGGACACGAGCGCAGTGGGCACCTGGCGTTCCACCGTTGACCGGGCACCGAAGGTGAACCAGACCCTTTGAACGGAGCAGCCCGGATGCACACCTACGCGCAGCGACTCATGTCCGAACGCGACCACCTGTCGGAAATGATCACCAGCCTCGGGGAGCGAGCGGCCGCCGAAGACCGCGACCTCACCGACACCGAGCAGGAGTCGATCGACGGTTGGGACAAGCGGGGCGCAGAGATCGACGCCCAGTTGAAGCGGACGAACGAGCAGATGGAATCCGTGCGGGCGTACGCGTCGTTGCGGTCCCGGCTGGTCGACAACGACACAGCACCACCTGAGACGCCGGCGAAACGGAACGGCGGCGGCCTGGTGGTGGCCCGCACCTGGGGGTCGGAGTTCGTCGACAGCGATCAGTTCCGGTCCTACTCGGCGGGCAGCTCGGCGCGGGTGACCATGCCGACCGGGCTCTTGGAGCGGGCGGCGTCGGACCCGATCATGACGACCGACCTGCCGATCCAGGCCGCCACCTACGAACCGCCGCGACCCCGCTTCGACCTGACGCCGCTTTTGAACGCGATCACCCGCGAGCCCGTCGCAGTCGGCTCGGTCGAGTACTACCGCTTCCAGCCGGACATCCCCGACCCGGCCCCCGAGGTGCCGGAGGGCGAGCTGAAGCCGCCGGCGGAGATCACGCTCGAGGAGAAGGCGGTCGCGCTGAAGACCTATGCCCACTGGAAGGCGATCACCCGCCAGGCGCTGGAGGACTACCCGCGGATCCGGAACATCGTCGAGACGTACCTGCGCGACGGCCTGTACCGGGCGATCGAGCTGGCGGTCGCGGAGGCGATCAACACCGACACCGACATCGACGCCGTCGCGTCCCCCGGCGGGAGCCTGCTGGCGGGGATCCGGATGGGCATGGCGCAGGTGCAGGAGAACGGGTTCACCCCGAACGCCCTGCTGTTGAACAACCAGGACTGGGCGCAGATGGACATCGGCGTGACCCTGCTGGCGGCGATGGTCCCGGCCCTGCAAGGTGGGTTCTGGGGCATCACCCCCATCAGCTCGCCGGAGATCGACCCGGGGACCGCGTACGTCGGGGACCTGCGCTCGGCGGTCACCTACTTCGACCGGAACGTCGCGAACGTGTTCGTCACCGACTCCCACGCCGACTTCTTCCTGCGGAACAAGCTCGTGATCCTCGCCGAAACACGGGGGTTCCCCGCTGTCGTCGCACCCGCCGCGGTGGTGAAGGTGGAGGGTGACGCCACCGTGCCGCTCGGCACCCCGGACGAGGGCTGATGGCCTACGCCCGTCCCGCCGAGCTGGCCGAGGAGTTGCGCCGCGACCGTTTCGACCAGGCCGAGCAGAACCGGGCGGAACGCTGTCTCGACGCCGCGACCGCCGAGATCGACGAGTGGGTCGACTGGCCCGACGGCGTCCCGAACCCCGACACCTGGATGCAGGCGCAACGCCAGCTCGTCAAGACCGTCTGTTTGTCGAGGGCGGTGGAGCACTGGAAGGCCGCCGACGCCGCCTTCGGGGCCATCGGGTTCTCCGACATCGGCGTGCTGCGGGCACCGCGGGAAGGGTTCCTCCGTCACGGCATGGACCTGATCCCCGTCAAAGCCCAGTGGGGGATCTGCTGATGGCGGTGCGCCTGCCGGCTCTCACGCTCATACGCCACCAGCTCGCCGACGCCCTCACCGGCATGTGGCCCGTCCACCCGTCCCCCGTCGACGCCGTGGACGGGCCGTGTCTCGTGATCCTGTCGGGCACCCGGGACCCGATGGCGTTCGGGTGCAACTACACCACCCGCCCCGTCGTGCTCTGCGTCGCCGGCCGGGTCGAGCCGGGCCCCGCCGCTGAAGTATTGGACGACCAGGAGGAGTGGGTGCTTTCCCGTCTGCCGTGGGCGCTGGAGCGGGTCGACGCCGAGATGGACATGACCTTCGGGAACGTCACCTACCTGGCAAGGCGGATCGTGACCCGCACCACCGTCACGATCGGGGGTGGGGCGTGAGCGAACCTCTGGTGCAGATCGACGGGATGCGGGCGTTGCGCCGCGACCTGATCAAACTCGACCGGGAAGAGGTCCCCAAGGCGCTCGTGGCAGCGGGGGTCGCGGTGGCGGAACCGTTGGTCGGCAGGATCCGCTCGGCCCTGCCGACCAACGACCGGCCGCCGCCCAGGGGACGCCACCCCGGCCTGGCGTCGACAGTGCGGGCGGCGAAGATCCGGACCGGTGCCGCGGTGCGGGTCGGCACCAAAGCGGTGCCCTACGCCGGGTGGGTGGAGTTCGGCGGCCGCCGCACCCGCCCGCACGAGTCGTACCGGCCGTTCCAACCCGAGGGCCGCTACATCTTCCCCACCGCCAGGGCCGCCGGCCCCGAAGCGGTCCGCCGCTATTCAGAAGAGGTGAGCCGGGTGTTCGACCGGTTCGTCTGGTCAAACCGAGACTGAAGAAGGGAAATCCTATGTCGACTGTTGAGGTCGAACCGCAGCCATACATCATGGTCAACCCGAAGATCGTGTTGAACGGCCGGGATGTCCACTGTTTGGCCAGCCATCTGGAGCTGGCGCCCGACATCACGATCGTCGAGACGAACACGTTCTGCGGTGTGCAGGAATACCCGGGCACCGAGAAATGGTATTTCCGGCTCACGCTCTACCAGAGCTTCGACGTGAACGGCGCCGACGAGATCCTGCGCGAAGCCCTGGCGGTCGGCGGCCCGGTCACCTTCGAGGTCACCCCCTACCGCGACCGCCCCGTCTCGGCGACGAACCCGATGTTCTCCGGCGAGGTCATCCCCCGCAAATGGACGCTGATCGCGGGCGACGCCGGCGCCGCGTCCGAGATCGAGATCGAATGGACGATGGTGCGGGAACCGACCCGGACGATCACGCCCTGAAGCGGTGATCCCCAACCCTTTGCCGCCACCCCCCTCTTCGAGTCGGCGGGCGACGTCGAACGGGAAGGGGCCGCCGAAGCAACCGACGACGACACCGACGAGGAGTGACATGCCCGAAACGTTGGCGACGCCCGGACTCGTGATCGACGCCGCCGAGCTTGACGCCGAGCTGATGGTGATTAAAGCCCGTGGGCAGCCCCACTTCACGGGTGGCGACATGGACGCCATCGCCCTCCACTTCGGCAAGGACTTCTCCGAGTTGACCTTCGCCGAATTGTCGACCGCCACCGCCTATGTGTACCTGCGCCGCGCCCGGGTGGAAGGTGCGTCATGGGAGATGGCGGCCAACGACGTCGCCGTCGAATGGGCCGACGAGAACACGGCGGCGATGGACCCAAAAAGCATGCGGAACTCCGCGACCTCGCCGCGTTCTGCCGCTACTGGCGGATCGGACCCCGGGACGTCGACGGGATAACCGACGACGAGTACCGGGTGATGGTCGAGTTCATGAACGACGAAGCGAGGGAGATGCGCCGCCAGCAGCGGCGCGCCGCCCAGCGGAGCCGGTAAGTAAGTATGGCGGGGCCAAGTGTTTTGGTCAGATTCATCGCAGATACCGCCGCGCTCAAAAAGGCGCAGGACGACGTCGAGAAGGGCAACACCAGCCTCCGGTCGTCGCTCGTCAAGGTGGGGGCGGCGATCGGCACCGCCTACGCCGCGAAGAAGGTCGTCGATTTCGCGAAAGACTCGGTGAAAGCGGCGCAGGACCTGAACGCCGCGATGAGCCGCACCGCCACGATCTTCGGCGACGCCGGCGACAACGTGGAGCAGTGGGCGGGGAAAGCCTCGAAAAGCCTGAGACTGTCGAAAGCGGACGCCCTGGCGGCGGCGAACACCATCGGCAAGACGTTGGTTGGAAGCTTCGGCATGTCCGGCAAGGCGGCCGCCGACATGTCGACCGGCGTCGTCGGTCTGGCGCGGGATATGGCGACGTTCAACAGGATTCCGTTCGAGGAGGCGTTGAACAAGGTCACCGCCGGGCTGAACGGGCAGACCAGGGGTCTGAAGCAGTTGGGCGTCTCGATGACCCAGGCGGAGATCAACGCGAAAGCGTTGCAGATGGGGCTCGGGACCACGACCGTCAACATGGACCGGGTGCAAAAGGCGACGCTGGCGGTCCGCTCGGCGCAGGTCAGTTACAACGCCGCGGTCAAGGAGCACGGGCCGAACTCGGCGCAGGCGCAGAAAGCGCTCATCGCCGTCCAGAGAGCGCAGCAGGGCGTCGACGCCGCCATGAAAGCCGGCAAGACGACCCTCACCGCCGGGGAGAAGGCGCAGGCGTCCTATGCCCTCATGCTGGAAAAGACGACGTTGCAGCAGGGGGCGACCGAGAAGAGTTCCAAAAGCCTGAAGGCGCAGCAGGAGATCATGCGCGCCGAGTTCGACAACGCGAAAGCGTCGATCGGCAACGCGTTCCTCCCCGCCATGACCCAGGTGTACTCGACGCTCGCCCGCTTCATGGTCCCCGCTTTGGAGCTGGTGTCGAAGGTGATGAAGGGCCTGGGGCCGGCGGCGACCCCGGTGATCGTGGCGATGGCCGCCCTCGCCGGGGCGGTGAAGTTGGCGGGGATGCAGGCCCAGTTCACGGCCGTCGCGCACGTGCTCATGGCCGCCAAGTCGGGGATTGTCACCGCCGCGACGTGGCTCCTGAACCAGTCGCTGATCGTCACCCGGGCGCAGCTTTTGGGCCTGGTCGTCGTCGAGAAGGCGAAAGCGGCCGCCAGCGTCGTGATGGCCGGCGCGTCGAAGGTCGCCGCCGCCGCCCAGTGGCTCTTGAACACCGCCGTCTACGGCTTCCCGCTGGTGTGGATCATCGCCGCGATCGTC